AGACGCGGAGCGTGGATTTTCGGCGGAGTAGCTCAGCTGGTTAGAGCAGCGGAATCATAATCCGTGTGTCGGCGGTTCAAATCCGTCCTCCGCTACCAACAATTTCACTGACAAATCAGCCACTTAAGCGAAGCTGGCTGGCTCATGATCTACCAATTCTTTGTCGCATTTTGTCGCACTATTTCTCCTGTGTTTTCAGTGGCTCAAAAGGAGCCTAATAATCTGGACGCGACAACGGCGCGACAAAGACGAGCCGCATGGCGATCCTTCCGGGCGACCTCGACTTTCAGATTGCCCTCATACCGCCGGTCTCTCGAAGCGTGGGTATAGCCGGTCGTACCGCCGCGATCGCGCTCTACGCGCAGCAGCTCTTCACGTTGTGGAAGGTTGCCGAGGGTAACGGTGTGCCATTGTCGCAGGCCTTCCGTCTCCTCTCTGTGCAGGCCGTTCAAATAGCGACCTCGCGCACCATGGTTGAAATAGAGCACCCGGCCGGCTTGTGGCGGTTTCCGGTGATTGCCGAGTTGCTGCCTGAACTGCAGACGGCGGCGTGGGAGGCGATGCTCGATGGCAGTGTGGCCGTTGATGGAATTCCGGCTATCCGAGGGAAACGGCGGCGTATCATTCCCGCCGACGAATTGACGCGGTATTGCTCCGACTGGGCGGCGGCGCGGCTCACTAAGGACGGCCATGACGTCTTCATTGACGTGACGGTGCGTCGACCGCCGACGGTGCCAGTCAATTGGCGAGACTGGCCACGGGATAGACTCGAGACGGTGGTGCAAGAGGTCGAGCGCACCTTTCCGGCTGGCGCGCAGCCGTCTTTCGACAGGGAAGTCCTCCCCGCACTGCGGGCTCAGATACCCGGTCTGCCGCGGGATGCCGCCCGAAGCGCAGTAAGAGAATATGCTCCACGTCTAATCGGCCGACGCGGGCATCGCAGGCACTAAGCTAGAAACCTAAATCGCGGACTTTTTTTGCTCCGCGATTTCGCGATTAGTGCAAGACGTTTTCTCACTAACCATGTCGGCGTGACATCAGTCCAAACAGGATGTCACGCACATGGACGCCCCCGAGCAGCTGCCGCAGGAAGAGCGCCTCGCCGACGATCTACTCGTCGGCGCCCCCGCTATCGCCGCCGAACTCGGCGTCAAAGAGGCCGCGGTCTACTACATTTTCCGGATGAAGAGGTTGCCGATCGGCAAGTTGGGCAAGAACCTCTTCGCCTCGCGCCGCAAGCTGCGGCGGGCCGCCCAAGCTCTCACCTCTTAACCGGCAGAAAACCCGGCGTCGCAAGACGCCGGGTTTCCGTTGGTCCATCAACCAATCGGCGCTCGCAACAGCGTCGGCAACGCGAAAGCAGATCCGCGAATGCGCCCATCAAATAATTGTTCCACGGCATCGGCGCAACTGATTGTTTGGCACCCCTCTCACCCCACGGCCGGCCGTTCATCGAAAAATTCCCCGCTAATAGCGACGATTTCCGGCGGCGCGGGGCCTTCTGCGGGAGGTCGGCCATGAAGCGCGGTTCCGAGCTCGTCACTGACGCCGTGGAAATGCTGACCCAGGCAGGAGCGCGGCCGCACGTTGTCCGCAGCGGCGGCAAGCACACCAAGATCTGCTGGCTCGATCGCCACGGCCGGGACTGCGTTTTGATCGTCCCGTGCACGCCGAGCGACAAGCGCGCCCGCGCTAACGCAGGCGCCACGCTGCGGCGTCTTCTGCGCCGCAGCGGGGCCACCAAAGGCCTGTTGACCGAGCCTGATTAGGAAACCGAACATGCCCAACCAGCTGTCTCCTGTGACAACGACCAGCTCTCGACTGGAGAAGTTCCTCGCCAAGATCGATCCCGTGCGCGGGCGCATCATCTTCGCGCTCGACGCGACGGCTTCGCGACAGCCGACCTGGGACACCGCCGCCAAGCTGCAGCGCGAAATGTTCGAGGCTGTATCCACCATCGGCGGGCTCGATGTGCAGCTCGTCCATTACTCCGCATCGCGATGCGTCGCGTCGCGCTGGCTGGCCGACGCCGGGACGCTGGCGGACACCATGGCGGCGGTCACCTGCGCGGCCGGGAACACACAGATCGGCAAGGTGCTGGCGCACGCCCGCAAGGAGAACGCCCGCGAGACGGTCAATGCGCTGATCATTGTCTCGGACGCGTGCGAGGAGACGCCGCACGATCTCTATGCCGAGGCGCGCGAGCTCGGGGCGCCGGTGTTCATGTTTCAGGAGGGTGACGATGATCGCGTGGCCGGCATCTATGCCGAGATCGCCAGGCTCACAGGCGGGGCGGTAGCAAAGTTCGATAGCACCGCAGCCCAGCGTCTGGCCGATCTCCTGAGAGCTGTCGCCAGCTTCGCCGTCGGCGGGCTGAAAGCTCTGGCGGCGCAGAAGACGGACGCCGCGACATTGCTGCTGACACAAATCAAGCGATAGAGGGCGAAATGCAGATCATTTCCGCTGATGAACGTCTGCGTGAGCGGCGCGGGGCCAAGCTATTGATCATGGGGCCAGCCGGCATCGGCAAGACCAGCCTGCTGCGCACGCTCGATCCCGCCCGCACGCTCTTCCTCGATGTCGAGGCCGGCGATCTCGCGGTGATTGACGTGCCGGTGCCGACCATCCGCGTCGCCACCTGGGAGATGGCGCGCGACATCGCCTGCCGCATCGGCGGGCCGAACAAGAGCTTCGCGCAGACCATGTGCTACTCGGCATCGCACTTCGACGCGATCGGCGGCGCGCTGCCGAATCTCAATCACTACGACACAGTCTTCATCGATAGCATTACCGCTATCAGTCGGTTGGCGTTTCGTTGGGCCGAGCAACAGCCGGAGGGCTACTCCGAGCGCAGCGGCAAAAAGGACGTGCGCGGTTGTTATGGCCTGCTCGGGCGGGAGATGTTGTTGTGGCTCAATCATTTGCAGCATGCACGCGCGAAGAACGTCGTATTCGTCGGGATCCTCGAGCGGGTGGTCGACGAGTTCAATCGCGGTGAATGGCAGCTGCAGTGTGAGGGATCGAAGACCGCGCGCGAGCTACCAGCCATCGTCGATCAGATCATCACCATGAACTGGGTGGATTTCGGCGACGGCAAGCCGCTGGCCCGCGCGTTTATCTGCACGGCGCCGAATTCCTGGGGCGTTCCGGCAAAGGACAGAGCTGGGCGGCTTGACCAAGTCGAGCCCCCCGATCTTGGAAAATTACTGACCAAACTGACCACCAAGCTGAAGCAAACGGAGACACCAACATGACGGACCTTTTCAACTTCAATGACGCCGGCGAGCAGAAGAGCTTCGACGTCATTCCCGACAACACGACCGTGATGGTGCGGCTCACCGTCCGCCCGGGCGGCGCCGGTGAGGGCGGCTGGCTGCGCAAGTCGAAAGACGGTGGCTGTGAAATGCTCGATTGCTTGTTTACGGTCGTCGACGGCGACTACGCGAAGAAGAAGATCTTTCAAAACTACGTGGTGCGCGGCCAGATGCCGGGACACGCTGAGGCCGCCGAGATCTCGCGCAAGGCGCTCTGCGCCGTGCTCGAAAGCGCGCACGGGTTTCGTCCCGACGATAAGAGCGCCGCGGCAAACGCCGCGCGCCAGGTCCAGGGCTGGCAGGGTTTCGACGGGCTGTGTTTTGTTGCCCGCCTTGGCGTGCGTCCGCCGCAGGGCGGCTACGCGGCCCAGAATACGATCAAGGAGATCATCACGCCGGAGCGCCAGGATTGGAGGAAGCACGAGCAGATCGCGCGCGACCTGGTGAACAAGCCGGCGACCGCGGCACAGCCGCCGGCAGCGGCGCCAGCTAACGCGATCGCGCGTCCGAATTGGGCCCAGCCGGCGGAGAAGAAGTGATGGGCGAGCTCTCAAAACGCGAGGACGAATGGTTGGCCAAGGCGACCAGCGCAGCGATCGCCGGAGCCCGCAAGGTTGCACTGAGCTCGGGGCCGCTGATGAATACGCCGATCGGTCGGCTCGGCGATCGCGAGCTGGGATTGATCGTCACGGCGGCGCTCTTCAACTGGGTCGAAGCGCGCTGGCAGCAGGCGATCGCTGAAGGCCGCGACGCCGAAGAGATGGTGCGCTTCACCGGACTTCAGCCCTCGCCTGGTGACAGCGCGGTCGTGCGATCGATTCTGCCGGCGCTTGCCGATCAGGCCGGCATTGATTGGGCGCAGCCGCTGGCGGCGTGGTCGAGCGACACGATGACCCGCTTCCTGCTGCTGGCGTGGCGGCTGATCGGTGAGGCCGAGGCGGTGCGCGATCACAGCCCCGGCAGGATCCTCAAGCCGGCCGAGTTCGACGAGAGGAACGGCGACCCGATCCCTTTTTGAAGCGCCCATCGCTGTTCGTCATGACGCTGCGGCCGCTGCCCGGCGTCGATCCGATCCGCTCGCTGCGCTGGGTCTTAAAGGGGTTGCTGCGCTAGCACGGAATGAAATGCGTCGATCTGCGCGAGGTGATTGATGAGCACGGTGCTCAACTTCAACAAGGCAAACTTAAGCGAGCGTCCGGTCAACACGCTGATCAATCAGCTGATCGAGCAGGCCGAGCCGCCGGGTGAGAATTTCCGGCAGTACCTTGGGGCTAGCGCGATCGGTTCCGAGTGTTTGCGTAGAGTGCAGTATGATTGGATGTGCGACGCGCAGTTTCCGGCGCGCATCAAGGACATCTTTGCGCGCGGTCACTGGGGCGAGGACGTCAGCCGGCAGCATTTGATTGCCGCCGGATTTCAGTTCGCTCCGTCCGAGCGGCTCGAGTTCATTGCCGCCGATGGCCTGTTCCGCGGTCATGCTGACGGCGTCCTGGTGGGTGGGCCGCAGATTCCGGCGCTGCGATATCCCTGTATCTGGGAGCACAAGTGCCTCAACGCAAAAGGCTGGAAGGCGATCGAGCGCGACGGACTTTCGGGTCTTTATGCGGTCTACGCCGGGCAGACGGCGGTGTACCAAGCGTATCTGGATTGCACCAACGCCGCGCTCTTTACCGTGCTTAACGCAGATACGTGTCAACGTTTGAACTTCCTGGTGCCGTTCGATGCCGCGTTGGCGCAGACCATGAGCGATCGCGCGGTCAGCGTGATCGAGGCGACGAAGGCGGCCGAGCTCTTGCCGCGCATCGCCGACGATCCCGCCAGTTGGCACTGCAAAATGTGCGCGCACCGTGAAAGGTGCTGGCGATGATGCAAATCCCCCCTCGCCTGTGTGCCGGCGCGATCATGGCCGATCCCGGCGTTGCCTTTCGGGCCTATTCAGCCAAGGGCGAAGGCCGCAGTCCGCAAAAGCATTATCGGTGCATGCCGTTCGAGCGACTGGCCGCGCTGCCGATTGCCGCTATCGCTGCGCCGGATTGCTTCCTGTTCCTGTGGATCCCGTTGCGCTCGGTCTTTTTGGTCGAGCCGCTGATGCGGGCGTGGGGATTCAGGTTCAGCGGTACGGCCTTCGTTTGGGCCAAGCAGAACAAGAACGGTACGGGCTGGTTCATGAGCACCGGCTATGGGACGCGAAAGAACGCCGAAGTTTGCTGGCTGGGACGACGCGGCTCGCCACAACGCAAATCGAAAAGCGTGCGCGAATTGATCGTCGCACCCCGGCGCGAACATAGCCGCAAGCCGGACGAGGTTTATCGCCAGATCGAAGCACTTTGCGACGGTCCCTACGTGGAACTGTTCGCACGTCAGCAATGGCCCGGCTGGACCTGCGTCGGCGACGAACAGAACAAATTTTTGGTGAAGGCAGCGTGATGATATGTCCGCTCAACAATCGCGAATGCCGTTGCAATCCAGCCGACGAGAAGCGTCGGCCTTGCGCACTCGCGCGACGCATTGGTCAGCTCATTCGCCTGCAGGCCTCTCCCATCGAGGGCGAAGCCTTCAACGCCACCGGCGCCCTGCGGCGAATGTTACCCGCGGAAGGTCTCGACTTCAGCGACATCGCCGTTCTGGTCGAGAATTGTGACGGCAGGATCGAGACGCTGCAATTCAGTGAGGACGACGTTGCCGGAAGCTTCGCGCGCGGCGTCGAAAGGGGCCGCGCCGAAGGTCGTGGGCGCGGGCTGTCGGTCGATTATTTCGACGACGACGGCGAGCCGCGCTGGCTGGATATGGCGAAGTTTTGCCAAAACAATCCAGCCGCGACCAGCCTCAAGCCGAGCGAGCAGGAATTCATCGAAGAGATGCTGGTCAAGCTGCGTTGGCGCACGCCGACGCGGGCAATGGGCGGCTTCCTGCTCAGCATCTTCTGGAAATTGCGAGGTTCGCTCTGATGACCATGACCGCCGTCCCCAAGCCGCGCACGTTCAATGCTGATTTTGCACGCTTGCCGGCAGCGCTGTTGCCGCTGACCAAATTGAAGCGTTGGGTGATCTGGAAGTGGGAGCAGTCCAAGGACGACAAATGGACGAAGGTGCCGTACCAGGCACAGTTCTACAACGAGCACGCCAGGGCCAATGACGCGGAGACCTGGGGGAGCTACGAAGAGGCGGTGCTCGCCTTCATGTCCGGTCATTGCGACGGGATCGGAGTGATGCTCAAGGGCAGCGAGCTCGGCGCGGTCGACCTCGATCACATTCGCGACTTTGCCACCGGCCAAGTACTGCGTTGGGCCGAGGAGCTGTTCGTCGAGGCCTCCAATGCCGGTTGCTACATCGAATGGACAGTCAGCGGCACTGGCGCGCGCATCATCGGCATCGCCAAGGGCAGTGAGCTGCACAAGAAGATCACGGTCAACCGCAAGACCGGCTGCGCGCTCGAGTTCTATCGTGACGCCGCGCGCTATATCACGGTCTCCGGACTGCAGATCTCCGGTGAATATCCGGGCCTGCCGGTCCCCAGCGCGTTGCCGGAATTCGACGCGCTGTTCGATGCGCTCTATGCGCGCTTCTGTGACGACGGGAAGCGCCCCGCGGCTAGCGACTGCGAATTCCGCGCTGGGCTGCAGGTCACCGTCGAGGAGATCGAGGATGAGCCCGCTGGAGATTTTTTCGATTTCAACACGGCCGGGCCCCAGGACGAGGTCGTCGACTATAGGGACCTGATCGCCAACGGGGCACCGGAGGGCGAGCGCTCCGAGGAGTTCCAGCGCGCGGTCTGGCATCTCGCAGCACAGGGACAGGATGCCGAACAGATCGCCGCGGAGCTGGCGCAGCATCCGAATGGGATCGGCGCCAAATATGCCCGACGGTTGCCGGCCGAGGTGCAGCGCTCCTACGGCAAGTGGCAGCAGCAGCGGCAGGCAGGCGCAACCGGTGGCGCCGGTACGGTCGCCGGCAGCGCTCCGGCGCCAGGCTCCGCCACAGGGGCTGCCCCGTGGCCGCAGATCCGCGTTGTGGCGGGTGAAATCCCGCGCGTCGTGGCCGAGGCCGAGACCGCTCTCTTGGCCTATGAATGCGAGATCTACCAGCGCGGCGGGCTCCTAGTACGGCCGGTGCTGACACGGTTCGCGGCAGCGGATAATCGCGAGAGCCAAGGCTGGCAGCTCACCCCAGTCACGCGGCCCTATCTCGTCGATGTGCTGACCTGCGCCGCCCGGTTCTGGAAGTACAGCGGACGGTCCAAGGCCTGGGTGCCGGTCGACGCGCCCGACAAGGTCGCCGACACCTATCTGGCGCGGCGCGGGCGCTGGAAGCTGCCGGTGCTGACCGGGATCATCCATACCCCGTTTCTGCGTGCCGACGGCTCGGTCTGCGAGACACCCGGTTATGACGCGGTGAGCGGGTTGTTATTCAAGCCCGAGGGGGAAATCTTTCCGCCGATTCCGCGGCAGCCGAGCAAGGCAGACGCGATTGCGGCGCTGAGTAAGCTCGAACAGCCGATCAAGACGTTTCCGTTCGTGACTCAAGCCGATCTAGCGGTGGCGCTGTCAGGGATGCTGACCACGCTCGATCGGCGCTGCATGGCCACGGCACCCCTGCATGCGTTCACGTCGCCAAGCGCCGGTACCGGCAAGAGCCTCCTGGTCGACGTCTGCGCTATGCTCGCGACCGGGCGGCTGATGCCGGTGATCGCCCAGGGTCGGAACGAGGAGGAGCTTGAGAAGCGTCTCGGTGCGGCTTTGCTCGCCGGTGACACCGCGATCAGTCTGGACAACTGCGATCACACCCTCGAAGGCACGTTCCTGTGTCAGGCGCTGACCCAGCGCCAGGTCAACATCCGGATCCTGGGGCAGTC